TAGAACAGTCTATGCATTTTATATAAAGAGTTTTTGTTGTTCCGTCAGCAAGTAATATTTGAATTTCTCTCGTATCTACTGGTACTTCTATTTCTTCTGTTATTTCGCTAGACTCAACTTCCAAATGAGTCATATCAGCAGACAGCAAAAGAGTATCGTCAACTGAGTAGCTATTGTTGTCAACAGTTAGAGCGGAAACATCACTGCTTATAGTTTCAACTCTAATCACTACTCCAGCTTCATTTAGATATGTAACCTTAGTGGCTCCTTCGCTACCAGATAATAATGGAACGTATAGACTATCTGTACTAGAACAATTATGAAATATATTTGTATTGCTTATTAAAACATCACTACTTAGTTGTGGATTAACTCCATCTTCGAAGTAGCCATAACCATTAAATGAAATAGCAGATCCTACCAGAGTATCGTCTACAGTATCATCGTCATAAGTCCTTGTCATTTGCCACTCTACCCAAGCAGACTGCTGAATAGTGGAGTAGTTTCCTGTAAATAAAACCTCTGTGTAATCTCTAACAAGTTCTCCTATCTCGAAAATAATTGTTGTCTCAGAACCTATTATCTCCTTGTATATCTCATAGTTTGGATTGAGGGGGTCCTTAGATCCGAAGTCCCCCGTATATATCCAAAGATTTAATCTAGCGTTTACTATATTTGGCATTTCTATTTTTTTATGATATTAAGTCTGGTAAATCTAATGGACAACAAGCTGTATAATCAAAAGTCAATGTAAAGTCCGCACCTGAAACTCCGCTGTACACCAAATTGTCTACTACACAAGGGCTACTTAAATTATCTCCATCAATCAGGTAATTTCTAATTCCTATCTCACCATAGTTTCCATTTCCGTTGTTTTGAGCGTTTCTTAGCTCTAGTGTGTTAGTGCCGTAAACAACAAATGAAGGATCGAATCTATAAGTATCCATCAATGTAAGTGGGCAAACAAAGTCTCCAGATACTAATGATTGACTAGCGTTATTTGTAGCTATGAATATAGATCCAACCTGAGCGTTTTCACTAAGATCTAAGAATCCAATGTAATTGTTATTTAAGTATACATTAAAATTGTCATCCTTAGCAAAGTTTGAATTACATATTTGGAATACTAGAGATCTGTCTGGACAAGTCGGAGCAACAGAAGAAACATCAGGACAAGTAAATGTTAAGTTTAAAGTATCATTTACAAGTACACTTTCTACTGTTATTGTTGCTGTTAAAGGGTTAGCGCTTTCTTTTGGTAAAACTAAAGCACCAAATTTTGTAGAAGTAGGCCCTGTATTTATTTCAGATACGTCAACGCCAGCTGCAATCAATTGATCGTCATAAGCATCTAAACCTACATAACCAGAACTTACAAAAGCTCCATCGTAAGCTAAAGATATCTTAACAGGAACATTGCCTCCTGAGTAGTTGATGTTTATATCTCCAGTATCCCCAGTCATTACAAAAGTATATATTCTTTTGCCTATAAATTTGTCAGATATCTTAACATCCCCACACTCCGCTGCAAAATACTCAATAGTAGATGTTGGAGGTGCTATTGGCGCATCTGAGCTTGTTATGTAGAAAGGACTCCTTGAATGTATTCTTTTAATAGCCATTACTCTTCTCTTAATCTGTTTATTATATTTTCTCTTATAGTATCTGATACATAGTTAAAGTATTCGTCCCCTAACTGCTGTGTAATTGTGTCCATCATTCTGTTCATGGTCTTGGAGCTAAATTCAGCTACTCCGAACTTTTCTCCATATCCACCATTGTGTATCTTTCTAGCCATGATAAATGCAACTCCTTTTACAGCATTATCAGTTCTTTTTATAAACCTACCACCTCTCTTCTTTCCAAAGGTCCTTATACTTATTCCTTTTCCTTTTATCCACTGCTCTAAAGCTGACTGTAGGTTTGGTCCAGTATTTCTAGTTACACCCCTTCCTTCGTCTACAGCCCCAGCATAATCCTCACTGGATGTAATAATTAAATCTCCATCTACTACCTCAGCACTAAAACTATTGAGTAACTTGCCAGTTCTTACCTTGCCAGAAGACCTAATCTCATCCTGAAAGCCTTCTATGATCTCCTCACCTATCTTTTGTAATACAGCATCTATGTTTTTTCTATTAGCCATTAGCAGATAGACACATTATTATTAGGTAATTGTATTGTAATTGTGAAAGCCCAGCCAGCTAATTGGTTTTCAAACCTGTCATAGAACGGTTTAGCACTCACATTTGACAGCACTTGAAGCTTATTAGTAAACAATTCTCCTCTTCTAAGTGAAGATTGTAGGACATTTCCTACAGCCAACTGAGTGTTTAGTATATCTTGCATGTTGTTATTAGACAGAAAAGAGTCAGTAGATTCATTTCTATTGTCATCTACTATGTCTAAAAATAGCATATCTAAAGTAGCAGTAACAATATGATCAGAGAAAGTCATGTCACTGACCATAATGTGGCTTAAAGGAAACATTGTGGTCTTGTTGAGGTCCACATCCATTATGTCGCCAAAAGTCACAGTGGTAACATTAGGATTAGTCCTTAAGTGATCTTTAATGTTGTCTAGTAAGTTGTAAAATTCTATCATCTTTGTGCCTGTTTAAGCATCTTTGCTTCTAATTCGTTTTTTTCCTTTTCAAACTCAAGCCATAGGAGGCATTGGTGTAGAGACTTTTCTGTAACCTCTGTAATTCTAAATACGTCTCCTTGAGCAAGTGCATAGAGCGACTGATACCATCCCCATTTTTGTCCGAAGGAGTCTGCGTTTGAGGCTGGTCCTCTGACTTCACTCTCGACTGTTTGAGTAAAGAGTCCATTGTAACGCTGAGTAATGTCGTCCCTAAATTGTAAAAAAAAAGCGTTGCTCCGATTGCAACTGACGCAGGAGCATCTTTCATTATCTCTGCGTACTTCTCTGTACCCTCGTATTTTTCTATCTCGTAGAACTCGCCTTTACTGCCTGTTATGGGCCTATAGAACACAGCTAAAGCATGGTGCATGTTATCCCAGTCACTCACATAAGTCTCAGCATCTATAAACTCACCCAGACTAATTCTTTCTAAGTTGGGAACAAAACCAAACTCGACAGTGGTTCCACTAGGATCAGTCATCGTAAACCTTCTCTGTAATGGAGCTTCCTCGTTAAGTACCCTAGCTATTAAGTCTAGTATCTCATCAACATCAACTGCTGCGAGTTCGTAAGCCTCCTTAAGAGTCAGCCCACAGAATATCTCTAGTATCTTAAGCCTAATAAACTCTTCGTCTACACTGTCCTTGTTCTCATTTAATACCTTTACATATTTTTGATACTGGTGAAGTTTTACACCATCTAAACTGTAAGGTACCGTTAAGTCGTAAGTCTTTGTTTGTGACATAATTGTTTTTGTTATAAAGATAATCAAATAGCAGCATAACTGTATCGCAAAGTAATTGTTAATAACTTTTTTCAGAATACCCCTGAAATGGCAAAACAAATTTTGGGAAAAATGATTCTCTTTATAGATAGCTCTACAGCTTTCGCTCAACATCACAGATGAGCGGAATGCTTAGAAGAAGTTCATTATAGACTAGGAGCTTCGCCTATGTTTAACAGTCCCTGCTATCACAAAGGTGGTCTTGCCCATATTTTATTCTTTTCTCAATTAAGTATTAAGAGCAAATATTCCAGTTCATTACCAGTCAAACATTACAGCAGTTAAAACCGATTTTTCTCAATTTTTGTGAATTTCGAAAATCGATTTCTACCAAAAAGATATTTCACTATTTGTCTAATATGATTTCGTTTGATTTGATCTAACCTCCTTATTATACTCCCTATAATCCCGTTTTACGTCTCCTGCACTTTCTGGTAAAATAGGTATACTAGGTCCATTAAGTTTATTAGAGCTCTTAAACAGGCTAAAAAGCAGCTTAAACAGGCTGTAAAATTGATTCGAAGAGACAGGGAAATATATCACACAAAAAAAACCCCCTGAAGATCAGAGGGTAAAAATTTAGGCTGGTAATTATTTTTTATTTTTTCCAGCTGTTTAATATGTCATTCATTAAGGGGTTAATCTGGTCTTCTGGTAAACTGCTGTCAGATTCTGGCAACTCTTCTACATCTTCCAGAGCTCCCCAGTACTCGTTGAAAAATGTAGTGTAAAGAATATCAAAAGCCAGTTCTGCTGGAGACTGGGCCAGCTCCCCTAATTGCTCGAGCTCAAAGGTGGAAGGTCGGGCCTCGTTCAAGATATCCCACTGGGTGGAATAATAAGTTAACGCGCTGTCAATTTCCTGAATCAATAAGTCTTCTTTTTGGTCTCTGGTGTTATCGTGCATGTTGTCTGCTATGTCAGTTGCTATGCTGGATAATATAGTATGTATTCTGCTCATGGTTATTTATTTTTAAGGTTAGTATAAAGGATTGAAAAAAGTAATATGTTAGCGGCTCCCAGAAGGCCAAGTAAAATGTATTTACTAGAGACGTCCAGAGGCTCAAAGATAGGCACTAAGATACGCACCAGAAAATAGGCTAGGCCTAGAGCTGTGAAAATGTAAGCGGCTGTTTTACTGGATAAAAATTTTATTAACTTTCTCATTTTTGATATTTTTAAAAGGGGCCCGCAGGCCCCGTTGTTATTAGATTGATTGGGCTAGGTCGATTCTTACTTTAAGGTCCTGAAGGGTCTGCAATAAGGTAGCACAGTCCCCTTTAATTCCGAAGTAGTCTTTATAGTGAAACAACCTTTGGTTGCTGTGGGCCCTTAGGCCAGCGCTCCAGAGCTTGAGCTCGTGAATACTTACTATTAAATTGTAGTATCCTTTACAGGATTTTTTTCCGTTGATATTCATGGGCTTTTCCCAGTCTGTAAAAAATTGTGCTTGAGTGTTAAAGTTCTGCATGGCTTCTTATTTTTGTGAATTGATTAATTTACTAGAGTACTCGGATAGGTCGGTCAAGAATTCCAGCTCCTGAAGGTTGGTAATTTCGCTGGCCTCTATTGTCTCAGATATTTGAGTAAGGAGGTTAACTTCCAAAGCTCTTTCATGTAGGTTGGCCAAATAAATTAAATCGCTTAAATGGTCCAGAATTTCATTTTTACTTAAGTGTTGCATGGTTGAAAATTTTTACTTGATTAATATGGTACAAACATAGGCCCAGAATTCCACCAAAAAAAATAATTGTAGAAATTTAACAAAGTGCGAATTTTTGTTATATTTGTAACAAACGGTTAAAAAAACACAAATTGGACCAGAAAAATAAATATGTTAAATTTTTGATAAAAAGTTGCACAGCTGGAAAAAAAGTTGTAGGAATATTTTGTAGGAATTTTCTTACACGATCAATTGTAGGAATTGCCCTACAAAAAATATCTTGTAGGAATTTTCTGGCGGCCAGAATTTTCGATCAAATTGGGGGGGCGACCCCACTATGTTTAATAAAGGGAGACCCTACTATGTTTAATAAATAAGAAGACCCCACTATGTTTAATAATTTTTTAGACCCTATTATGTTTAATAAAAAAACCCAGCCTGTTTAAAGCTGGGTTTTTTATTTATTTTGCATAATATTATTTAAGTTTTTTATGGGTTACTGTTAACCCTTTGTAATTTAAATTATATTCATATCCTATACCTTTTATTTTTGCATCATCTTTTAATATTTTTAAAAGCCTTTTATAGACCTTTGTTTTTTTTGGATGTATACAAAATTTATTATAACAGAATACTTTTGTTTCATCGCTGTTTATATAAAAAAATCTTGTTAGTGTCATATATTATTTATTTAATACACAAATTAAAAAGGTAATTCAGTACTGATCACAAAGCCAGTAGTATCTTTTTTTGCTGGACCTTTAGCTCGTAACCCTAGTATAACGCCCTTGTTATAGATCATTAAACTGTCTGAGGCGTCACCATCTATCACAGGAATACCCATAAATTTTTGTGGTAGATCTGGATGAAATACCACCGATACATTTGCACCATAAGCTATAGCCGCTGGAATTAAGGAGCTGTTATCTTCTGCTCTACTGAAAGTATAAGTAATATTTTTTGCGCCTTCCCAGCGTCTTATATAGTTTATATTTTTAGTATACTCATAAAAATGTGCATGATCTGATAAAGTTTGTACGTCAAGATTTGCATGCTTAATTAACATGGAATAAAAATCTATGTCTGAGGTACCATTAAGCCTAAATAATACTTTTGTATTATTTTTCTTAGCTTTATTGTATTGCTTAATTATTTCCCCAGCTAATTGATCCAGAAACTGTTGTCTATTTTCAACAAAATAGTTTGTCCTGTTTATTCTGGCTAATTGTACGGAAGAAAAAACGCCTCTGCCTGCTTTATATAAGCATCCCTTAATACATCCTTTAGAAGCGAAAGGGCATAGGTTAACACCTTTTGCGTTCTGAGTGTGTGGTGCTAGATAAAGTATAAATGTCTCAAGAGCATTTTTTTTAGTCTTAGCGTTGCTATTACCTTTAGATAATAGCGTCTTAATTTTTGGTGCGGTTGTTTCTGTTTTTAAGTTCATAACAATTGATTTAATTGGTTGGATCTGATAAAATAAACTTTGCATTTTGCCAATCTGAGTTAATAACTGAGTTATTCAAGGCTTCAAGTTTATCCTGAAGGTCCTGCAATTGTTTGTCGTACTTGTGAAAGTTTTTTGTAGATCTAATAAATTTTATTTCCCTTTCAATATAGTCCTTTTCTATTACGTCTTTTTTAAGGTCCTTCAATATGTAAAGTTTGAAATCATTAATAAAATCCCATTTCAAATGTATACTAGGATCATTTGTAAAAATTAATTTTTCTTGATCGGTTACCACTAAATACTTTTTAGGGCTTCTTAAAATTCTATTTTGTTGGTTTGCTGTAAAGTTCATAATTAAATAAATAAAAGGTTAGTGTCATTTTCTTCGTCTTCTGAGTAAAATTCTGCATGTTCTAAACAATTAGAACAAAGATCGGTTTCCCAGTGTGGCGGATATCCGCAGCAATTTGATAGCATAATAAAATTATTTAATGTTAAAAATGTAATTGTCTATTCGATCAATTTGTTGCTGAGCATGTTTAATCGAATTGTAGTTTGGAGCTTGTTTTAGCTTCTCTTCCAGAATAAATAAAACGTATTTTTTACGTTCTTTTTTAAGGTCGTTTAATTGTGTATTCATGGCGTAACTAATTGACAAAGTTTTGGATCATATTGTTGGCCTAAGTGTGCTCTAAAATTATAATCTGGTCTCAGGTTGGCTGGCAAAAATCCGCAAGTGTCGAATAATTCCAGTAGTTCAATTTTATAAATTCCATAATTTGCAATATTAAATCTCATGTCTTTTAATATCCAAAGGGCGTCACTGTCTGCAAAATACCAATCTATAAATTTCTCAGTGCTAATATTAATTACTTCTATTTGCTCCATGATAATTGGAATAAGAATTTAACCACTGTGAATAACAAAAGGCTGGATAACCCCAGTCCCTATTTTCTACATCTGAGGCGTAATCTTCAATAAGTTTACCCTCAAAAGTTTGGCAAAAATTGTAAAATTCATAACCTACTTTTGCCAGCGTGTCCCAGTCTGATAACATAACTTTGTTTTTTTTAGCTCCCATATTAATTAAATTTGTAAATTTGCCCAGAAACTTGAGCTTCGATTAATGTATTTAAGTTGATCATGCGATAGTCTAGCTTATGCATGTCATAAACTACTATTAAGGCTTTCTCGCTAGGGCTAAATTTTAGACCTTTGCCAGTAATACCTTTTTTTACCTTAAGGCGGCAATTAATAACTCTAATTGATCCGTCCTTTTTTTCAAATGTAGCACTGAAAATTTTACCATCTTCAATTGCTAATAAAAATTTTTGTAACATAACTTTTGGTTAATTGATTAATACAGGAGCTAAATTAATTAAATAAAAATAAAAAACAAATAAAAAGTGAATTTTTTTTATATTTTTTTCTGGACCATTAGTGTATATATAATAAGGTATAAAATGACAAATACTAAACATGTAAGAAATTTCGTACAGGCAACAAAAAAAGGTCCGATCTCCTTTTTTTATGGAGACGGACCCTACTATGTTTAATAGACCCTACTGCGTTTAATGATTAGACCCTACTGCGTTTAACGATAGGACCCTACTGCGTTTAAGAGCTACCTTACAACGTAACTACCCCTAGTAAAGTTTACTAAAGCATATTGAGCAGCGTAGCGTATTGCATCGATTCTGTGGTTCCAACGATCCACAGGTCTTTGCTTACCTGTGTCTGACCATACATAGTTATTTAACTCTTTAACTATCTCTGGGCTGTCAGGATCGATAATCAAATCGAAATCCTGTAACAGACCTATGCCTGATAATATTGAGCCAGCCTTCTTTACTGTTGGTTTAAGGTTACATCCTCTTAGTCTAACTTCGGATATAAGACGGGGCTCTGCGGAATCGCATATTATAAGCTCAGGACCAGCATACCTAGTATTCCATGAGGCTATCTCAGTAGTAGACATACCAGACTTGCCGTACATTTCTTTTATAAATATACGCCTACCCTTACGATCTACTGATAATTTTACTAAAACTGTGGGATCGACAGAGAAACCAAAATCCTGACCGTACAGGATGTCGTAAGCATCGTTAAATTGTCCTAGTCTCCAATTAGTAAATATAACTCCTTCAGCTCTGTTAAGCCAGCCTCCTAGTATTTGATGTTCATACTTCTCAGGCCTTCTAGTTCTTATGTCTTCTATCTGCGTCAAGAAAGACTCAGAAAGGTTCTTTATGTTATCTATATAGGTAGTATGAATAAAAGTTACATTGTCTTTGATTCCATTAAACTTATCAGGAATACCTCTGTTCTCATAGAACCTACCATATATCCAATGCTCCTTAGTAGTTGGGTTAAGTATAAGCATGACCCTATTAGGTTTATCTTTCACCCTTACAGATTGATCAATTTTGTCAAATACATCTTCATCAATAAGCTCTTCAGCTTCATCTAACACAAAGGTGGTTATTGCGTTTAATGATTTCAGAGCAGCCGTCTGGTTTCCAGACGCTGTCTTAATACCTTTAAACAATATACTACTACCTGTCTTTATATTTGTTATCTCATCCTTTGTTATCCTAAAATCTTCTACAACATCCATGAGCTCAAGCTTCTCTATAAACTCAGGTATAATAGAAGAAGAGGCAGAGGTCATAGTATATCGAGTAAACAATATCTTATGACCCCTTTCATATGTTAGAAGCACTAGGAATACTGTAGCAGCAAACGACTTCCCTGATCCACGCCCTCCTGTTAGTACAAAGTATCTCGTATCGTTTCCGAACGAGTTATACTTTTCATGCATCGCTGGTATCTTCATAACTATCTAGGTCTATTGTATTATCTATTTCTTTTTGTGGTGTCCCTGTAAAGAAGTTTATTATAGGTATGTCTACTTTGCCTGAAGAAGTTGGCTGTGCGTTATCTGTAGGCTTGCCAAATGCATATTCTACTAACATCTTCATATGATTGAAAGATCCCTTAGACTCTTCAGCTACATGCTTCCAAAACTCCTGCTCAGACCCAAATACTTCTTTTATTCCATTAGTTGCATAGACTGCATTTCTATTTTGTTTAGCAGCAGTATCTTTAGATATGCCCTTTAGCTCTTTTTCAATAGCTCTTAACTGCTTATCTCCTTTTTTCTGGCCATTATTACTTCTGCCGTCTAAAGCCTTCTTATATTTGTTGTTTGATGGGTTTCTAGGCATAATTATAATCCTTTTTTCTTACCAGCAGTATAAAGCTTTAAATATAGCTCAAAAACTTTGTCTGCCCATTCCTTATTATTAATTGAATAGAGGTGGTCACCTTTTTTAATGGTGCCACCTCGTTCTATTGCAATTCTATATTTTCCTTGATCAACAATAGGATAAATTTTATAACCCCTCTTCATACACCATACTTGGGCTATGTAACACTCATCTACGAGTCTAAATACTGTCTTTTTAACTGCTTTGGCCATAATTAAGCTAACATTTTAACCATTGCATCTAATCTTACCCCTACTGCGTCTATTTGATGCTCAGGAATCCTTTCTATCAGGTGTAAAAGGGTACTTCTAGACTTATAAGCCTCTAATTGTGCATTAGCACTGTCAAGTTGCACCTTCAATAAATTATTTTCCGCCTTCAGCTCTATTATTTGCTTTTTTTGGTTAAGAGTTGACTTAGTTTCAGTTATAATATGATTAACTTCTTCTCCTTTTCTGATTAACTCAAAAATCTCATCTATTTTAGAGATTACATAAGCATATTTAGGTATTTTTCTAAGGTCTGGTAGTATATTTCTGTAAGAATGCATTACCGTTGCATGTGTTTTCTTAAATACTTTGCCAGAAGCACTAAAACTCATATGCATGTGGTCCAAAAAAGCATAATAAGCCATACATCTAGCAAAAACATGCCTATTTGATTTGTTTCGAGTTAAACTTAAGTCGATATTTAATTCTTTCTCAATAAATTCAGTCATTAATTTCGTAGTCATTGTCTTCTCTGTTGGTTTTGTTAATACTAAAGTCCGATTCCTCTGTAATAAATCCTTTGATCATGTTTGTCATTTCAACAACACTATAAAAATTGCTCTGCACCATACTACTGATCCTCTCCGTCTCTTCTATAGCCTTTTTAATACCTGCACAAGGTAAGAACATCTGAAGCTCCTCATAGTGCCTTAGAACCTTTCTAAGAGCTTCTAGAGACATGCCGCAGTTTATATCATGGATAGCCATCATATAGTATTCCTGTATTATGTCATCCTTCCCTAAATGATCAAAAATATCCTTGTACATAGTTGTTTATTGCTTTTCTTACTTTGTCTTCTCCATCTTTAATCATCTCTTGTGAAGCCTGCTTAATCTGCACCTTATAAGATTTCTTGTCTACGGCAATAAAAACGAACTTACTGCGTTTAAATATTTTAGTGTACAGATATGCCTGAATATCGTAACCGAACTGCATACAGTTATAGTCAAAGTCGTCTATGTTACTCGTTGTTTTAAGATCAACTATACAGTCATCTCTAAGCCAGTCAGCCTTAGCTCTTACAGGAAGTCCCATTATATTATCTATAGCTGGAACCTCAGCACTACCATTAGAAAGAAGCTTAGCAGCTGTCTTATGGTTTAATACAGCATCTCTTATCTCGTTAGACCAGATCCTATCTTTTTCTAGCACAACCTCATAATGCTCCTCTTGCTCTTTGGATAGAGCGAGGGCATCCTTATACAGTCTACTACCTCTAGTCTTACAGTCTATGAATTGATACATAGACTCTATAAGCTCAGGCTGTAATACAGCTACATGAACAAGCCTTCCAATAATCAGTGCTTTGCTATCAAACTTTCTCGTGAAGCTATCCTCATAGTCTTGTACAGAAAGAGTAAGCTTCTTTATGGAAGAAGATGAAAGAGCTGCTTTACCCAAGTAACCATAGTAAAATGTATCGTTGTACATCTTCTCTAGGATCTCAGACTTATCCCACTCCTTACCGTCTAATAATGTTATCTTTCCTTCCATTGCTCAGTATCTTTGTTTCTTTTAGATCTAATAAATTCTATCTCCCTTTCAATATAGTCTTTAGCCTTGTAGAGATCCTGTAGCTCGTCATCTTTTTTTCCTGCTCTACAAAGGTACTTAATGACATTCCCTTTGTTAAATCCTAGATTAAAATCCTGTATGATATCTATAACATCGTAGTCTTTTCCGTTATCGTAATGAATTGCACTTGATCTCATAATTCCTCTAGTTGAGTTAATACATCGTACCAATAACTTCTTTGTGTGTAATGTATTTCAGAATACATAATCAATTGTAAAATATCTTTGACGCTTCTCTTTTTGGCCTCAACAAATCCAACATTATTATCTCCAAATGATTTCCAATGTGAATGAAGAATAACTTTTGCTTGTTCTAATTTTTGCTTTTTGTGTAACATTTTTAATATATTTATTTTGATTATCCTTATAAGTCATCCATTCCCATTCTTTAGCTCTGCTCATAAATATTTTTCTTTAGTACGTTAATTAATGTTTCAACTTCTCTTTTAGAATAAAATCTAAATTCAAGATTATTCCCAAACTCAACAAACCACCTGCCATTTTGAACTTCATCTTGAGAACAGGAAATCAAGTCACAATCTTCTGATATTTCGCACTCATAATAATAAAAATCTTCTTCTCCTTCCTCGCCAATAACTTCTATTTTTGTGAATCCTAAATCAAATAAGTCTTGTTCTTTCATAATTTGTTTATTTTAATTGTGTTTAATGTTGGCAATTACTATCATTATATTGCTTTAAACGCCTTTGTGTTGGTAATTACTATCACTAAAACATAGTATTGAAAGTTGTAGAATTTTGAGATAAAAGCATTAAAAAATACTACTTATATTGCATTTTTACTGAATATCTATAAGGTTGTTTCATTATTCTGTCTTTATATCTAAAGAAGGATAAGCATCGTGATACTTCTTTTGCTCTATTAAATCTTTATTTGCTCTGTGGTCTCTAACTTGAAATCCAGTTATGGTGTTCCTACCTTGATTCCACCAATCGTCTGCCATTGGGATTGATTCTTTCTGTGTCTTCATAAAATAAGTCTAGTCTATTATGTTTAACGCACCAATCCTCAAAAGATGCTTTTACATCCTCTGAATAATATATGCTTTGAAATTCTCTGATATTCATTAGTGAAGAATAAATGGTTGTGCGAAGATTACAATCAACATAATAATAGCTATAACTAATATAACTTCTATTACATTTTCATTCATCCAATTATAAATCCTCTGTCTTAAAGTCCTTTTAGGCGTACTGTTACCTCTTAAATAATCAATGAACTCATCTAAGTTCATTTGATTAATATCTCTTTTATTGCTCATGATTGATTGTTTATAAAATCAAAGATATGAACAAATTTTTAATATGCAAGCGATTGAACCATTAAATTTTTAATGTCATCAAATTTTACTTTTGTAATGACATCTAACTTGCCCCACTTAGCTCTGGTATAGAGCTTGTTATAGTCTTCTTTAGACTCTGTGGTTTCTGTAATATTTTCTTCTACATACTTAAGTAGATCCTTTCTTTTAAAGAAACAGAAAGATTTTAATTCTACTATGTCGAATACGATATATGTAGCTTCTCCTTTTAACCAGCCTTTGTTACCTTTTACGTTAGTAAGCTCCAGCCATATGCATTCTAAGTGTCTGTGTCCTTTTACATCAAAAGAGTAGTCTGCAATATGAAAGTCTATATGCTTATATATATCGTCATATTTAGAAGACTTAAAGACTTCATGACCCCTAGAGGTCATGAGATCCTTAAACTTGTCCTCACAAGACTTACCCAGCTTGTAAGAGTAATTATATCTATAGTCAGATACCTTCACTAATCTACTTTGTATGCGTTAAATAAGTTTAATAACTCATTGTGTATTCTATTTTTAAAGCAAGGAGTACAGCTACTAGGTTGAACTCTTTGATTGAATACTCTGTTGTAAATCGCTATTAATTCTTTCTGTTCGTCCTTAGACACAACTTCTTTTTTTGATAAGAAGTATGCGTCTAGGTAGTCAAACTCAGTTTCAGTTAATTGCTGGCTATAAGGGAACTTTTTGTTTAGCCATTCCTTACGATCTTCACACCCACAATCTTCCCCGAAGATCCATTTAACTGCTTTCTTAATTCCTGTAACTTCTGTGATTTTTTCTACAGTATCCCCTAATCCTTTAGGAGCTACTTTCTTTTTTGTTGTTTTCTTTGCCATGATTATTGTATTTTACTATAGTCCTCGTTATATAAATCCTCAACGTCTTCGTTGAATTTCTCATAGATAAATTCTCTGTAGTTCTTTACAGAGTTGTATATGCTTGTAAGCGATATCTTAGTTTCTTTAGCTACTTCTCTTAAGCTCATGTTTGTCATAAAATACAGCTTAAAGAGCTTCTCATCATACCAGTGCCAGTCCTTTATCTCTGCTAGTATCTTCTCTATAACTACATGATTAGCCCTTTCCATTTCTAACATTTCTATGTCTTCATCTAAACTGGAGTCACAAAGCTGGTCGTTATAAGTCTGCAAGTCTTCATTATTAAAATCAAACTCCTTGAGCTCATAAGCATGAAACTTCCTTTGCTGATTAAACCAGTGGAAGAACACATTCTTAATTGTTACAAATATATAGAAGGTATTTATTTCGTCAGTCTCTTCGTTGTATATTTTGGAGATGTCTGTAACGTACTTGTCTATTCTTAAGTACATTTCTTGAACCATGTCATCTGCTAAATTATCATCGCCACAAATAGAGATGGCCATATGACGCCACCTATCGTGATCCCTTGAAAGTATTTTAAGCTTATCCATCTATAATAATCGATATCCCAAATATAAATACTAAGATCTGTATCATCTTGTATGGGTGGTCCTCTGAATCCCCTGCCATTTCCGAAGTGATATAATTAACTCCTACGGCTAATCCAAATATCTTGAAGAATTGTACTGTAAACATATGTTAACAAATATAGTTAATAAACAGTTAATAAACAAGCTTTAACATGATGCAATCTGCTTCACCATAAAACTTCTTTAGACTCTTTACTTCAACAATGTTTTGATCCTGTTCAAACACTAATCCTTCCAATGCATCTATAAAAGCCTTATTAAGATTATCAAGAAGGTCTGGTTTTGTTGTTTTAGGCAACTCACTGAGTCTCTTTTTCTTAGAGAAAGATTTAGGGTATGTAAACTGATAATGCAGGTACTCCACTATAATGGGAGTCCCTGCACTAATCATTTCAAATCCTGTTGGCAACTGATCTCGTGTTAATTTGCGAACATAATTCTTGAAGTCTACTATTTTCTTTGGTGTGTATGCTATTCCGTTTCTTCCTAGTTTTACAGATTGGTGTGGTTGTGGTGTAATGTTGAACTTAAGTATTAGTTCCATATATTAATAGTTTAGCATTTTGTCTACTGCGTCTACTACGACAGGCAGACCTTCTTTGTTTATTTCAAAGTAAAAGTTATCGAAAGGATAGCTCCTAGATCTCTTGCACTTTACTTCTACTAAGTTAGTGTTTTCTTCGTCAACTTGCAACTGAATAACAGTTTCAGCTTTCTTCTCTAAATAGGACCCTAAATGACCAACCATTTTATCTGAACCGAAATTGCTGTGAATTACCAGCATTATGTGAATATCAAGCTCTTCTGTCCATCTCATTACATGCTGTACTAATTCTGAGGACTCCTTCATATCATTTGAGTCTATACACAAATCAGCAATACCATCTATAATAACCATTCCTAAGTTTTCAGAATGCTCATATAAATACCATTCTATGAACTCTAGCCTTTCTTTTGGACCATAAGATCTTAAAGCAAATGTTTGATAACATTCATTCTCTAATCCAGACATAAGTAACGGCCTTCTAAAGGCCTTTTGGGCATGGTATCTGCCCTGTTCTGTATCGAAATGAGCTAGACACTTACCTTGTCTAAATCCTTTCATATTGCCTGTATATTTAGTAAAGTCTCCTAGATAAGCAGCAGCGATTAATGATGCGAAAAAAGTCTTCTTACTTTTCGGTGGTGCCTGTAAAGTACTAAAATTACCATAAGTTCCAATTGGAATAGGGTACTTTTCATCTTTACTTCTAAACTCCCCAAAAGAGACAGCAGTTGGTGGATACGCTATGTCTTCAGCAGGATCTATATAAGATGACTCTAGTATGTATTTGAATTTCTGAGAATCAGAATCTTCTGTTTGCATTAATTCTATGGTCATGATGCATTCTGTTGTAATTAATAATATCTAAAATTAATGGCTCTAGATCACTATTGACATAACTGTCACTAATCATTTCGCCTCCCTGCATAAGTATCCTGTTGTTTATGTCAAACTTTAGGTCCTGTAATTGTGCTTCTTTACCAATTGCCATTATCTCGTCTACATGCTTTACAACGAATCTAACAAAATATTCTGGATCAAATGGTATGTTGTCGTCTTTTTTTAACTCCATTACTTGGCGTAACATCCATATTACACATGTTTCTAACATATACTTAGTAGTGTTCTCCCTTTCTGAAATTAAGTCGTTTATTAGGGCTATAGTAGAGTTCATGTCCTCCCTATCTCTTTTAGAAACCCTTATGTTTTTTGCAGATAGTCGCTCCTTAAGGCGACCTACTGATCTTAGTTGAAATTTTATGCTCATATTAGTGGTTAATTTAGAAAAAAAGAGGCAGTATAAAACCGCCTCTTTTCATCATTCAAACATCAATTAAAAATCCAAACCATCAGATACTTCTTCTAGCTTCTTAGGAGCGTTATAAGGAACCGTTACGATCTCTCCTTTAGACCATACAGCTTTACCGTTACCAACATATTTCTTGTCAGTCTTAGATTCTCTTTCATCTTTTGATTGAGTGTGATAAACAGCTACGTTTTGATTGTACTGATTAATCTCATCTCTGATTAAGATGTCTACGTTTAAATACTTAGAAGTTCCCTTCTCTTTTAACAATGATTTATCAATCTTAGATAAATCGATACTTACTGATGCAATTGCTGCCATAATAAAAAATAATTAAGAAATTAATAATGATTTTACTTCTGCGGATACTTTGTATTTTTTAAGTACCTCGTTAATGTCTCCACCTTTACCTAGAAAGGTTTTGATTGCCCCAAACTTAGGGTGTGATTCTGTTAGCTCCATTTTAGCTCTATTAGGAGTAACATCTGATTTGTGGTCATTAGATGCGTCAGGGTCATTCTTAGTGTCGTCTATTAAAAACATACCGTTAAGACAGTATTTACGAGCATAAGAGCTGGAGGCCCCAAAAGACTGTCCAACATCCATACCTTTTCTGTTTACATCTATACCTGCTTGAGCTGTAGACTCAAACTTGTTTCCTTCAGTATCCATAAGGATAGCTCTAGATTCAGTGTACATGAAACCAGTTTCGGTTTCCTTCACAGTGTCTGTGATAAAAAGAGTTAACCCTTCTTCCTTCAATAGTGGCTTAACGGATTCCAAGATGTCCTCACAAGAACGGTACTTGTACTTTCCAAAAGCGTTTGTTTGGTTCTTAGGTGCTTTTAGCTTTGTTTGCACACTAAGCAATTTAGTAAAAATAGTCATATGTAAAAAATAATTAAAGTGTTTCTAAATAAAATAGTCTTCTCTTAATCTAAGATATTCCTGTACAGCTACTTCTCTAAATTCAGAAGGACATTCAGGATCCAGTAAGTCAACTATTAATTGTAAAGCATCATGGAAAAGACCATCTAAGTCGTCTATTCTTTTCTCATTATCGTACAGCTCTTTGTTGAGCTTACCGATTGTCATGTCCTTTAGTTTGATAACTTCGTAAGAGTGATTTTGAAATGTTTCTTGATTCATAACTTATTTGTTTGATACAAATGTAAGCATATTAAATCTATTCTACCAAATGTTAATATGTTAAAATTTTGTTAAAAAGTATTTTTGGTAGTATTAAACTAAGTATTATATTAAGTATTATATTAAGTATTATACTATTATTATTAATATCTCTATAGAGATATATTAATAATATATATTATACTAAGTATTATACTCAAGTATTAAACTTAGTATTACACTTTGTATTAAACTAAGTATTATACTGGGGTTTTTAATGTTCTGTCTTTGCTTAGTATTATAAGCATTGATGGTTTAATCTCATCATTATCCACATAAATATAATCTGGACCTATACCAATTCTGTGGAAGCCCACTTCAAGGAGGGCTGCCACCATTCTTAATCTTAATTTAGGTACTTTACAATGCAATACACATGCTTTACCAAGAAGATGGGGACTATCATCAAGCATTATTAATCTGTCCTTGTACAACGGACTTACATAGCCTCTAAGTACTTTAAACTTAAAGTTACATAAATACCTTGCTTCATCCAGCATTACAAGAAATTCTCTGTCCATATGCCTATAGCCTGATCCTTCACTGTAAGGACAGTCAAATTCACTGTAATCAAAATATCTAATGAAAGTTCTGTTCATGATGGGCTTTTTAAGGCCATTTAGAAGCGATTTAAGAGACTTCTAAGCAAAAGTAGTATTAGTAGCCATAAAAAAATATATTGGCTTCCTCCTGTCTTCTAATCGCTAAATCTCTATGGAATCTATTTTCTATTTTATTCCACCTGACAAATTGCAGTGCAACTGCTGTGTCGGTGTGATCTTCATTTGCTCTTCTAAGTAGGCCTGAAGACTTGAAACTTCCTAATCCAACGCTATAGCAAAAAGATACGAGGATGTCGAAGTGGTGTTGCTGAAGCTCAAATGTGGCATACTTACGGACACACTCTTCATACTTGTGGATATAGAACCGTAGTAAGTAATCTCCATGTAACCGTTCAATAGGTCCGTCACTAATTCGTACTCTAGTTCCATTTTCGTAATGTGTAGATCCGTAGCCTATAGCTACCCTATTAAATTTATTGATAAAGGGATTTGGATCAAACCCTTCGTGTTTTTTAATGAACTCAAGTCCTTGTTCACTAATAACCATCTTGATGTTGTAATAGTTCTTTGCCTATATTCTCATCAACATTGTCTCTAATAGCTCTGTAGATGGCTCTACTAGCCTTTCTAACGTTTTCTTTCTCTGCTTTAGTGCTGTCTGATCCCAAGTTAGTATACATGTTACTGTCAGCCTCTAAAAGCTCGTCTAATCTTTGCTTAACTGTCTTCTGATAGTCTTCAGCAATTTGTAGTATTTCTTCTTTTGTCATACCACTAAGATACAAAATTATTTGTTATCTTTCACAGCACTTCCAAAATAGTATCCGAAAATGCTGAGTGCAACACCTTCTACAATACCAAGTAAATGTATAAATATCTCTTTGTTGGTTTCAGGAACTTCTGTAGTAACCACAGTATAAACTAAGAACGCAAAGGCAGCTAAACCTACAATGCCTGTAGCGTTAAACATCCAGTCAGTTCCATACTTTCTTAAGTTTACTTCTCTGGTTCTTGCAGAGTCTCTATCCATTACCTCTAACTCGTAAAGGTCAACCAAATGCTTATGAGCTTGTTCTTTTTCGTCAGCAGTTAGATCAGGATCAGTATCTATTAGTTTCTTAACAATACCTAATAGACCCTTATCAGGAAGTATATCAGCTATAGCATCTCCTACAGTTGATTTACTACCCAACAGAAATTTACCTAATTTAGTATCTCTAAATGGTTTCTTATCCATTAATACGTCCAGATTACATTAGCAGTTTTAGAAGAATCTCTATCAACATGAATAAAGGTATCTGCAATACCTATTCTGTTTAAACCTACTTTTAATAATGCACTTACTATTATATGTCTTGCAGCACTATTAGTACAAGCAATATCTGCAGCTAAACCT